CATGCCATACGTCTTACCGCTACCCTGCCCGCCTCTGTTCACAATTAAATGATAACCAGCGAGATAGGCCTCAAGATTCTTTTTAAATACTTGCGTTGTCATCTAACTTCTCAAGTAATTTCTTAGTTTCCTCATCAGCAACTACAATAAGCGGCTTTTCAGCGCTGATATTCAGATTGTTACGTTGCCCAAAATTGGCGGGATCGGTGCGCTCAAGCCACCATGCCGCAGACTGCCAACTTGCATCTTCGATGATGCGTCGCTGGCATGTCTGATGTATTTTCTCGTAACCTATTGATTCAGCCTTTTTTATGCGCTCAATTAATTCAGGATATTTATCCATCCACTGGCAAAATGTTTCATAAGAAATTCGTGCCTCTTTAACTGCGTTTACTCTCCCTTGCCCATCGGCTAAGGCGTCCAATATTTTTTTTACTGTCGCCTTTGTATATTTTGTTCTCACAATACACCTCCTTATTGAATTTCACAAATTTACATCAAATTCAGCGAAATTGCTCATATTTTAGCTAAGTATTTAATTTTCAAATACATAAAGACACTAAAAAACAAAAGGACGCTTCCCAGCGTCCCTTTGATTTTCAATAACTATTTAAATTTTTAACAAAATGGAAAATAATTTTAGTATTTAGAAAGTATGGTTTGCAAAGATAATAAATTTTTATTAATACTATTCGTTTTTTAGTTAAGAACTTAATTTTCAGATATATATAAATAGCTAAAAACAAAAGGGAGGCTTCCCAGCGTCCCTTTTAACTGTAAATAAAACGTTATGAAAAAACGAGTTAGGCACAATAAAAAAATACTACGTTCGTGCATCTAAAAAAGAGTGGTCTGAATACTCGGTTTATAACTTGCATCGTACCTTTTGTTTTGCCCTTTTGGATAAGGTAGTGTTTCAAATCTAAGTTTTTCTTTTAATTTACGTTTTGTTCTTTTGTCTGCAACAAAGTAATAATATCTTGCTTTTCCAGTAGTTAATTCTATTCTATCAACTAACTCAGGGTTTATTTTATCTTCGTGCCTTTGGTGTCTTTCTGTTCCGTCTTTCATTATGTATATTTTTTGACCTTCACCACCTATTCCAGTATAAACCCAATTAGTTGCTTGGTAAATATAACCGTGATGTCCTTGCCTTAAATCTGAATAAGATATTATTACTTTTGGCTTTGGCAACATATTCAGGCATTGGGAAACAAAAAATGAAGTAGTATTCCTTTCAAGGTCATCATTTGTAATTAGCCTGTTAAGTTCTAATAAGTCGTAAGGTTCCCAAGCCTTCATTTCAATATAATTTGGTGGCATACCAAAAGAACAAACACCCACAGTTATATTATTTTCATTTAAAAGGGCAAAACAAAAACTAACACTCGGTATTCTATGAGCATAATGTTTCTTTAAAAACCACTCTTTTACAATTTCTGGTTTTATACTTTGTACCCTGTATTTATCTTTTATGCTCATTTACCGTATTTTTTAAAAGTGCCTAACAATATGTATATGTAATACAGCCAATTAACTCAGTCTGTAATTTGAAAGTATGTGCAAGGCTGTACTACACATACATTCACCGTTGTAAGACAGAAAAATATGACACGCAAATATACTAATTAAAATATTGTTAATTGCCGCTGATGTTCAATTAAACGCTTTTTCCCAGCTTTATAGTAATCTTTATCTAACTCAATAGCCGTTAATTCAAAACCTAAATCGTGGCAGGCGATGCCTATTGATAAGCTTCCGAAATGAGTATCTAAAATAGTGTCGCCCTCTTTAGCGTAGTTTTGGAGTAGCCACTCATAAAGTTTAACAGGCTTTTGTGTTGGGTGTATTCTAATTTCTTTATTTTTCATGTCATATTGAATCATTCCGTGCCAATCTATTTTGACCACATCTATGCTGTTTAACCAGCTCAAGTACGCTAACTCTCCTTTGCTATATGTTGGCATAGTCACTCCCTTATCCCAAAACAAGCGACCTCCCACAAAGAGATTAGCATAAGGGTAATAATTGACACCCCAAATGATTTGTTTCTTACTGACTCGTTTTAGCTCATTAAAATACTCTATACTTGGAATATCTAAATCCCACTCTTGACTTCCGTAATATTTACTTTTTGAAGCTGATTTTTTAGTTTGCTTTTTATTTACATTATTCTTCTTATCTGCTCCAATACCATAAGGCGGGTCAACAATAGCCAAATCGAATTGTTTATCTTTGAATGTTTTCATAACATTCATGCAATCGTCGTTATAAAGCGTTATATTTCCAAATTTCTCCATACTTGTTTTTTATTTATAACTTTCTTCTATCCTTTCCCGTTATCTCGAAGTAGTTACACATTTCATTAAGCCTACTTGCTACACGGTCTCCATACAACTCAACGAATTTCTTTGAGTTATAAGGCAGATTTGAGGTTATGAGCGTGATTTGATCGCTTTGATCGCCCCTGTACTCCAGAATTCTTCTCATGACGTTTATCCTATTTCCCATGTACAAAGATTCAACAGGCTCAGAGCCAAGGTCTTGGAAGCCTATTATGTTCATTTTTTTGAAGCCTTCAAACGTGCCGTTTGTAACATATTCGTCGCATATCACGTCCGTTCTTATATTTTCCCAGTGCAGAAAGCGTTGTATTTTGCCGAGTACGATCTGATTATTATCGATGATGGAGTAGGCGGCCATGATCTCGAGTGCCCACGACTTGCCCGAACCAGTGTTTCCAGCTATGTAGATACCTGCATCCAGCCGCCCGTTTATAACTTCTTTAGTATCAGCGTTTAAACACTTAAATTCAGGGTCGCCGTGCACCCACCTTATCAAATTTTCATAAGCGAATCTATTTTCATCGTCTATAACAAATTTGGAGTTTCGCTTTTTACCGATCGCCTCGACAACTTTTAAAGCTAAATTCAAATCGTATGGCAAATATTGAAAGCGCTTCACGGAGCGAAATATGCCCCATTCATCTATTTTTTCAAAAATTGAGTTTAAATTCAGTGTTTCTGCCATGTTTTTAAATTTTTTAAGCTTCTGGATACTTGCGTTTTAAAGCAGCTTGCTCAATTTGTTCTTTCCAAATTTCGTTTACATCATAGTTATCAGTAGCGGGCTTTCGCTTTTTCTGCGGCGGCGAATATTCATAACTTGTTCGTTCCCATTTGTCGACCGTAGCATGCCAGTCGACCATCTTATTTTTGCCGACCTTCCAGCCGTTTGAATTATAGTGAGATATAAACGTAACTGGGTCAACGCCTTTATAATTTTTTTCTAAAACATATTTTTCTAATTCTTCAAGAGAAGGAGGCACAAACCGTTTTTCGGTTTGTGCCTTAGATGGCTTTTTTGTTTTCGGCCTTTCTTCTTCTTTAATTTCTTCTTCTTTTATAATCTTATTTACTTTAATTTCTTTACTTTCCTTTACTTTACTTGCATTGCCTTCGCATTCCTCTTCTATGCGTTCGCATTGCGTTCGCATTTCTGTTTCTTTTTTCCACCTTAAATTCGCTGATTCTCGTGCTTTTTCTGATTTTAAGTCTTTAAGCTTCATTCGCTGAAGAAAGCTTTCAGAATAGAAGTACTTACCGTCTTCGGTAAAAACAAATAGCCCGAAGTCTTCAACTATTGATTTGACTTTTTCTGCTGAAACACGAAAATCAAAGGCTATAACGTTATAATCTCTGATACTCATGTAATCTGCAGAATCCCTTAAACGCTCGAGAATCGCAAAGTAAATACCGTATCCTTCCATGCCAAATTTCATCCGCACGGCGAGTATCTTCTCATCATTGCGGGCGTTACTGTCATGGCTGAAATAACTTGTATTTCTCATTGTTTTAATATTTAAATTGTTAAATAAAATAAGCTTTGTAATTGATAGCATCAGCAACACCGTCAATAACTTTCCCCTGAATGGTAGCCTTGCTGCCTTCGGGAATTTCTAACGTTGTGTTCATATTGTTTTTCATTATTAAAACATCTTCATTTG